TTTAACTCCGGTAGCGCAGGGGATGCTATTGCTATCCTGCCACGTACCGGTGCTGGTGCTGCTCCAACTGATGCTGGTGATGCTAACCCACTGCAGGTTATCGCCCGTATGTCCCGTCTGCTCGACCAGCAGAACGTAGACACTCAGGGCCGTTGGCTTGTACTTGACCCCGTATTCATGGAAGTCCTGAAAGACGAAGACTCTCGTCTGTTCGACGCTGACTTCGGTGGTTCGGGTCTGCAGAATGGCGTTGTTTCCAACAACATTCATGGCTTCACCGTCTACTCGTCCAACAATCTTCCCGCTGTTGGTACTGGTCCGTCCTTCACTGGTGCGAACTCGTCCACTAACTTCGGTGTGATTGTTGCCGGTCATTCTTCTGCTGTTGCTACTGCAGAGCAGATTAACAAGACCGAAACATATCGTGACCCTGACAGCTTCGCTGACATCGTTCGTGGTATGCACCTGTATGGCCGCAAGATTCTTCGTCCTGAAGCACTTGTGAACGCCAAGTACCATCTGGCTTAGGGGGGAAATGAATAATGGCTACAATTACTTCACTTCTTAAAGCTGCGACTGGCAATTCCCAGCGTGGCCGTAACCCCTACATGGTTGAGAACACCATCGACATCGTGGCTACTACTGTAGACCCGTCGTCCGCTGACGTTGTTCAAGCAATCACTATTCCTGCTGGCACCAAAATCATGGCTGCTGGTGTGGAAGTTGTTGAAAGCGCAACCATGAACACAGGTACTGACGCAACGGTAACTCTTGGTGCGGCTGACCCTGATGAGTATGTAACTGCATTCGACATTGACGGTGCTGCTGACGGTGCTTATGCGCCTAGTGCAACTGTTGCTGCTGATGTAGTTTTGGCTTCTGCCGATACTCTTGACCTGACCTTTGCGGGTACTGGTGCATCGTTCACTGCTGGTAAACTCCGTGTTTACGCAGTAATGATGGACGTGAGTTCACAGGGTGACACATCTGCTGACGAAGTAGACCGTGACACTCTTGCCTAACTAAAGTGAGGGGGCTGGTTTGACACTGGCCCCTTCATTCTTATCTGATTTCTAACAGGAGAAAGAAATGGCTATTACCACTGCAATGTGTAACAGCTTTAAAGAGGAACTTCTTAAAGGTCTTCACGACCTTGACACAGACTCCATCAAACTGGCACTGATTAAGGCATCACCAACTGGTACATACAACGCCAGCACTACTAACTATTCAGACGTAACAGGTAACTCTGATGAGGCATCTGGTACTGGATATAGTGCAGGTGGTCAGGTACTTGATGGTGCTACCATTTCGTTGTCTGGTTCTACAGCTATTCTGGACTTTACTGATGAAGTGTTTTCTGATGTTACGGTTTCGACTGACGGTTGTATCATCTACAACACAGCAAACAGTAACTCAGCAATTGCTGTCATTGACTTCGGTGGTACAGTATCTGCTACTGCTGGTGACCTTACCATTGAATTTCCTGCCGCTGGCGCATCGACTGCTATCGTCCGTATCGCTTAAAGGATAACAAGCGATGGCTGCTACCTTAAACCAAGCCAATTATGGTACTGGTGTATACGGTACAGCTAAGTATGGGCAATACGAAGTTACGCTAGACAACGGTGTTGAGGCTCGTAGCAATCAAGACTTAGGTGGCGCAACCCACGCCGAATATTTTGTCCCATCTGATACGGACAATCCAAATCTTACGGTAATCGCATATGAAGACAGCACGACTGTATATGCGGACGGTGTTTCTCAAGGTACAATAACTTCTGCTGGTGGTACGCTGACAATTACGGCAGCGAACTACGAGGATAAAATTATATCGGCTAACAAGCCGATTACGCTACAGAACGCTAACAACGAAACAGTAGGTGTTCCAACATCGTGGGCAGGTACATCGTTTGGTGTACGCAACACACGTACTGGCGTAAATCTACAAATGAGAGCCTTGTACGGCACTGCATCTGTAGAGATATTCAAGGACGGTGTATCGACTACAACCTTGAGTGTTGGCAGCACGGCGACTACCACACAGTTTTACGCCGATGATACAAGTGACCCGGAATATACGATTTATTCTGATATTCCGATTATGGTGTTCAAGAGTGGTAACACCAACCTGTCCACGGACAGTAGGTCACTCTTCCCTGCAACCACAGACTTTATCTACGGTATTGCGTCTGGCGGTGCTAATGCTGTTAGGGTAGATGGTTATGGTGAAACTGCTGTCAGTACAACTAGACACGACAGCAACGGCGGGTCAAACACAAGTCGTACTATTAGCACCGTTGATACGGCTCTCTTTGCTACCGATACTGACTTCACCGGTCCCACTAATAGAATTTCCGCAGAAAAAGCAATTATTGCCTTTAGTATTGCGGACAGCGACGGCGGTGAAAAGACTACATTCGTACCTGCCGGTTGTTTTGCCAACGAGTTTCGCCTCATTGAAGCAGCAGAATTTGTATGCTTCATGGGTGAGCCGGGTACGAATGGCCGTTACATCAAAGTATACAACAGCAGCGGAACACTCGTAGACACTGTACAGCTTGCGACAAGCAACACTGGGTCAGACTATCCGACCAAATTTCAGCTTATCTCAAGCACGACTACAGACCCTCACTTAACTGGCAACGCTAAAGGCTATGCGCTTACCGCCGGTATGCGGTTTGTTTCAGAGGTACCTGTTGGTGCCATCGTAGAAGACGACAGTTCTGACAACGAAAACAACCTTTTCGGTCTTCGGTACTTTGGTGGTCTTGTTAGTGTTGCAGATGCGGCAAGTCTTACAGGCGTTATTGCCACAGGCGCAGTCGGTACGCTAACTGTAAGCAACGACAGCAAGATTGTTCCAACTGGTGTAGAAGCTACAGGCGCAATTCAGACCGTAGCAGTCACTGGCTTTGAGATTGATGTCTCTGAAGTCCTTGAGAGTGTCTCAGCTACAGGTGCAGTCGGCACCGTTGCAATTAGTAATACAGCCACGCTTAGTGGTGTAAGTGCAACAGCTTCAGTCGGCACTGTCGAGGCAAAGCCAACAGAGGCCATTACTGGCGTATCAGCCACTGGCTCTGTAGGCACCGTAGCTATCGGCAATAGCGTCACCCTTAGTGGCGTTAGCGCAACAGGTGCAGTAGGCACACTTGAAGAGAAGCCTACAGAAGCACTGACCGGTGTGTCGGCCACCGGTTCTGTCGGCACGGTTGCTATCTCAAACACTGTCGGACTGATAGGCGTAAGTGCTGCAGTCTCTATCGGCACAGCCCAAGAGAATGTAACAGAAATACTTACAGGCGTAGTTGGTACTACTGCTCTTGGCAATATCAGTATTGACAGTGTAGCTAGTGCTACAGGCGTAAGTGCTACTGGCACAATTGGCACTCTTGAAGTTAAAGTAGCCGAAGTTGTTACTGGTGTTGATGCCACGGGTGCTGCCGGTACAGTAACTGTCACAAATGACAGCAAAACTGTACTGACAGGTGTAGAAGCTACAGGTGCAATTGAAGCCCCAACAGCCGGTGGCTTTGAGATTGACATCACCGAAATTGTTTCTACTGGTGTGTCAGCTACAGGTGCTGTTAACGCTGTACAAGTTAATACGGGTGCTGGCCTAACTGGTGTAGAAGCTACAGGCGCAGTTAACGACTCGTTTACCTTTAGCAACACCGTAACTCTTACTGCGGTAGTTGGTACAGGTGCGGCAGGTGCGGCACAGCCTAACTGGCAGATTGATGTCGTTGGTGTAAGTTCTACTGCTAGAACATCTGAGGGCAGACAAAATGTAACTGAGACACCAACAGGCGTAGCAGGTACAGGTGCAGCAGGAGATGTTAACCCCAATGTTGCTGCCGGACTTACCGGCGTAGAAGCAACAGGTCAAGTAGGCTCACTTAACGGCGGTGTTGACGAAGAAATAGATAGCGTAGCTGCAACAGGTGCAGTTGGTGCTATCACTGTCAATGTTGTAGATTTCCTTGCGGGTACGGCTGGTACATCTGCGCTGGGTACAGTCACTACCACTGCTGTAGTATTTGACTTTGATGCAATCAAAGAACAGTATGGCAGAAAGCGTGTCGTATATGTTGAGAAGTTTACAGACAGCGCAAAAGAACGTAGAGTTTACGTACCACATGAAGAAAGAACTGTAGTAGTTGGTAAGGCTGCTTCACCAGAAAGAACAGTTCGCATACCCCAAGAAAGCAGAACAGTTTACATTGACAGGTTCTCTACAGCAGCAGAACGCAGAGCAAAGGCAGCATAGGAGATTTAGATGTCATTTAGATGGCCAGTAAAAGACCCAGATGAAACGCTAGATTACAGCGTAGACTGGTCTAGGTTTTTGGGCAGTGCTACAATCAGTTCTGTAGATTGGTTTGTTCAAACCTCAGAAATTGGCAAGACAGAGATTGCGGATGGCGAAACATTAACTGCAGCATCTAGTAGTGCTGTAACCGATAGCATACAAAATGTGTCCTCTACTGAAACAAACACTGTTGCAACAATTAATATTGGTGGGGGAGTGCTAAATAGAGAATACACATTTACATGTCAGATTACAGACAGCAATGCCAGAGTTGCAGAACGTACCATTAAACTAGTGATAAGAGAGAAATAATGGCTTATGATTTCCTTGGACTTGTAAATGAAGTAAATAAACGAGTTAACGAGGTCGAACTTACAACTTCCAACTTCGCTACTGTAAAGGGCTTTTATGCTCATGCTAAAGATGCCGTCAATGCTTCTATACGGGACATCAATCAGCACGAGTTTAATTGGCCCTTTAATCATGTAGAGCAGGAAGATACTTTGTCGGCTGATGTTTCTCGCTATCCATTTCCACATGACACGAAGCTGATTAACTTTGAAACCTTCCGTGTTAAAAAAGATACTACTCTTGGAAACAGCACGACACGTCTGAGTGTCATGGCATATGAAGAGTATCTTGACCATCATGTTGAGCAAGAGTACGACAGCACAACACGGCAGGGTGTACCACACTTTGTCATTCATGGTCCAGCACTAGAGTATATTCTTACACCAGAGCCGGACAAGGCATACACTGTAGTCTATGAATATTACCGTGTACCAGTAGACCTAGACCTGCATGATGACGTACCGTCTATCCCAGAACGTTTTAAGCATGTCATTGTAGATGGTGCCATGCACTATGCTTATCTGTTCCGGGGCAATACACAAGACGCACTTGTAGCAAAAGAAAAGTTTGAAGAGGGTATCAAGAATATGCGTACCACTCTGATTAACCGCACGTACTATGTACGTTCTGGCATGATTGCACAGAACACTGGTGGAAGCATCAGTTCGACGAGGATTGCTACCTAATGGTTGACAATTGGCGTACCTACTCCGTCTTGTTTCAGGGCGGGTTGATTACTAACCTTGCTCCGTATCAGCAGGGACAACAGGCACCCGGCTCTGCACGTATCTTGCGTAACTTTGAACCGTCAGTGTTTGGTGGGTATCGCCGTGTAGAGGGCTACAGCAAGTTTGACACTGCAGCTATACCTAACGTCACAGCGGACGTTGATGGGGCTGTAACCGCCTCTACAACGCTAACAGTGGACAATAAGGTAGGCACATTGTCTGTGGGCATGGTGGTCAATGGCACAGGCATTACAGGCGTAGTCAAGATTAGTGCTATCACTTCACAGACATCTGGTGCTGCAACAGTGACGCTGGATACAGCGCAGACTATTGCAGATGGCACTTCGATTACATTTAACAAGATTATCCGTGGTATAGTTCGCTATGACGGCAAGGTATTTGCCTGTGAAGATAATGATGTGTACTTTTCTACAGGTTCTGGTTGGACAAAGATTACAGATAACGCAACGTATAACAGTTCTGGTGTAACCGTAGGTGGTACTGGTAAAGTAAGATTTCTTAAATACGACTTCGATGGTACAGAAAAGTTTATTCTTGTAGATAGCACAGGCAAGCCATATCGTTTTGATGGCACTACCTTTGAACAGTTGTCTTCTCTTTCTTCTGACACATCTGGCTCGTCCTTTGCTGTAAAATTCAAAGACCACCTTGTATTTGCCAACGATAAGAAACTTATTTTTACAGCACCATTTGAAGATGATGATGACTCCATAGCAAACGGTGGCTTGCTGATTAATGTGACAGATACAATCACTGGCTTGATTGTTTTCCGTGAACAGCTTGTCATCTTTAGTGAGAACAGTATTAATATTATCCGGGGCAGTAGCGTAGGCGATTTTGTTAAACAGCCTGTTTCACGTGACCTTGGTTGTATTGCAGCAGACACTATTCAGGAAATTGGTGGTGACATTATCTTCCTTGGTCCAGACGGATTGCGTCTGTTCTCCGCTACAGATAGGATTGGTGACTTTAGTCTTGCGTCAGTATCTAAGCCAATTCAGACAGAAACACTTGACTTGATTTCGACTAGTCCAGATGGGTTTAACAGTACAGTAATTCGTGAGAAAAGTCAGTATCGCATTTTCGGATACAATGAAGCGTATCAGGATGACGCTGCCAAAGCTATTGCCGGTACGCAACTTGAAGATGGTATCAAGTGGAATGACATGCGGGGCATCAATGCCTTTTGTACATTCAGTGAGTATGATGGTTCTTTGGAACGTATATACTTTGGCAACATCAATGGCTATGTATATCAGATGGAGTCGGGTAATACATTTGATGGTGAGAATATTATTGCCACGTTTGCTACACCATTCTTCCCATTGGAAGACTCAGAGGTGCGTAAGACAATATATAAAGGCACTACTTACCTTGATGTAAACGGTGACTTCGACCTAGAGTTTTCCATGAAGTTTGACTTTGACCAGCCAGACTCTGTGCAACCCGACTCTGTTCTGTCCAGCGACTCGTCTGTGTCTGTTACTTATGGTACAGGTATTTACGGTACTTCCATATTTGGTAATAAACAGAAAGCTATTTATGAGGTGCAAACAATTGGGTCAGGGTTTACTGTCTCTATGCTGTATGAAACAACAGGTGAAAATACAGACGCTGTATTCTCAGTGGATGCTGCTACGCTTGAATATGCTATCAATGATAGGAGATAATGATGGGTACTGGATACGTCCGTAACGATACCGGCAACAACATTGCGGACGGCAACGTCATCAACGCATCCGATTTGGATGGTGAGTTTGACGCCGTACAAGCCGCTTTTAACGCCTCTACTGGACATAGCCACGATGGCACAGAGGGTGAGGGGCCGCAGATTGGTGCAGCCGGTATTGCAAACAATGCTGTCGCACTTGGCACAAAGACTACAGGTGACTACGTACAAAGTCTAGTTGCAGGTGCCTTGATTGACCTACAGAATAACTCAGGTGAGAGTGCTACACCAACGATTGACGTTGACCTGAGAGAACTTACAGACATGACAGAGACTGCTGTAGGTGCAGATGAACTAGTCATTCTTGATGGTGGTGCATCTGGTACACAGAAACGTAAAGCTATTAGTGAACTTCCTCTCAGTATCTTTAACAATGACTCCAGCTTTTCAAGCACAACAGGCACAGTAACTTCTGTTGGTGGCACAGGTACAGTAAACGGTATCAGTCTTTCAGGAACAGTTACGTCAAGTGGCAACCTTAGTCTAGGCGGTACGCTTGGAAACATTACAGTTAGTCAGCTATCAGGCGGCGCACTTACCACTAGTGGAGAGGCTTTTGCGGATAACGACACAACACTCATGACGAGTGCTGCTATCAACGACCGCATTGAAAGTTTTGGATATACTACTAACACAGGTGATATTACAGGTGTTACAGCCGGTACTGGTTTGTCTGGTGGTGGTTCTTCTGGTGGTGTTACACTTAATGTAGACTTGTCTGAACTCACTGATATGACACAGACAATGGTCGGAACAGATGAGTTTATTGTACTTGATAGCGGTGCCGATAGACGTAAGGCGGCTAGTGAGATTGGTCTTAGTGTCTTCAATAACGATAGTGGTTTCACAACAACAAATGGTACAGTTACTAGTGTAAGTGTAGCTGCAGGTAACTTGATTGATGTAGCTGGTACTACTACAATTACTACGTCAGGCACTGCTACCATTAACGTAGACCTGTCAGAACTTACTACGTCAACATCAGATGGTGACGGTGATTTCTTTGCTGTTGTCGATAGTTCTAATGCACAACGAAAACTAACTAAAGGTAGCATTAACCTGTCAGGCTTTAACAATGACGCAGGTTTTATTACTACATCAACAACATCACTGCCGGTAGAGAACTCTAGTGGTACCACACAGTTTACTGCATCTAACAGTGACGGCATTCAATTTGCTGCAGGTGGCTCTGCCAGTGTAGCATTTGATGTCGCAAACAAACGAGTTACATACACAGTAACTGAGACAGACCCTGCCGCACTAGCATTTGCTATTGCACTAGGCTAAAAAATGCTTGACAAAGCACTAAAAGTATGGTATAATTATACTTAATTCAGGAGTAAGAAATGGCAAACGCTTTCTTATCAGAAACAGATACAGGTGTAGGTACTAGTGCAGCTAGTATTTATACATGTCCGTCTTCTACAGAAACAACTATTATTGGTCTTTCAATTGCCAATATCGTTACATCCCAAATCACTGTAAGTGTACAGCTTGATGCTTCTAGCCGTACCTCTGGTTCTGAGGACAGTGTGTACATCGTAAAGGATGCACCTATTCCTGTAGGTGGTACACTCGTGGTTATTGGCGGTGACCAGAAAGTTGTTATGGAGCCGGGTGACATTGTTAAAGTCACATCTGACACAGCATCCTCTGCAGATGTTGTACTGAGCCATCTTGACATTACATAAGGATTGACAGATGCCGTTTATTGGTAATGCACCTGCCACACACTTTGAGACTACACCTGCTGTGCAGCGGTTTAGTGGCGATGGTAGCACAACTACATTCACGCTTGACCGTACTGTAGCAAGCAAACAGAGCATCCTTGTGTCTGTTGATGGTGTTGTACAGGATGCTGCTAGTTCATACACTGTTCCTGATGGCACAACCCTCACCTTTACTGCAGCACCCTCCTCTGGCACTAACAATATCTTTGTAAATTATCTTGACCTTGCTCGTGGGTCAGTGACCATTCCTGCAGGTAACAAAGGCAACTTCAAGGGTGGTGGCCTGTTCCGTACCAACGCACAGAACCTGACTACCGACATAACCATCCTTGCAACTGAGAACGCAAACGTGACAGGGCCGTTCACTGTAGACAGCGGTGTGACCCTGACTGTTGAAAGCGGCGGGACACTGGTGACGCTATGAGTACGTTAAAGGCAGATACCATCCAGAACACCAGCGGCGGTGCGGCTACGCTGACCAAACAGAGTGCGGCGAAGGCGTGGGCGCAACAAGACGGGGCTGCGGCCACAGCGCGGGACAGCTTCAACGTCGCTTCAATCACGGATGAGGGGACAGGTGACGCCAGCTATACGCTAGTCAGCGCAATGTCCGACTCTAACTTTAGTGTGACGGCTTTGACAGGTTATAAAGCGGCAACATCTATTGAGATAGCGCATCTGCGTGAGTTGACCGCAAGCAAGGTTCGTATCAGAAACAGCAACAGTTCAAGCTATCGTGACCCTAATACTTATTGCAGCACAGTTCACGGAGACCTCGCATGAGTACCATCATCGCAGACAATCTCACCGGCAAGACTGCGGCTGGCAATGTGACGGTCACCTCTGAGGGCGGCGCGGCGACGTTTCAGTTGCAGCAGGGGCTGTGCAAAGCGTGGTGTTTTCTTGACGGTTATGATGCCGTTATCCACGACTCGTTTAATGTCAGCCATGAGACAGATGAAGGCGCTGGCGCACATCAGGTTAGCTTTACCAGTAATATGAACAATGTGACTTTTGCTATAGCTAACAACAGGTCAAGGAGTGATACAGGTAGAAATCCATATGACGAAATGACCTGCAATGATAAAGCAACAGATGGCTTTTCTTTGAACACCTCTCAGACAGCAAACAACACCGCACAGGATAACAGCATCCTTGATGCTCATGTCATGGGAGACCTCGCATAATGGCATTCGGTACACTCAAAGCAGATACCCTGACCCACTCGACTGCGGGTTCGCTGACCACCGACTATGTGGTGAATGGTAGTGCAAAGGCTTGGAACAATACAAACAATACTGGAACCACAATAAACGACAGTTTTAATATTGCTTCACTGACAGATACTGGCACAGGAATACAAACTCATAATGTCACTAATGCTTTTGATTCTGCAAATCACGTTCCTGTGTTTTCATTAGATAATAATATTAACCAGCAATGGACACAGAGTTTAACAACTACGGAGTGGCAAACTCGTGTTTACACAGGGTCTGTCTATCAAGATGCAAGCATTAGAACTACCTCACACGGAGACCTCGCATGACAGTAACCCCAGAGTTTCAAGGCACACATCTATGGGATAGGCTCTGCTGGGCGAAGGAACACCTTGAGCCGCACCAGTCAGACTACCGTGTCGTGTACGAAGATAGCATCGACGAGTGTGCAAAGATACTCGTACCTGACCCGAACTGGATGGCGTGTGCGCTACAGGGCGGTATCCTGCCACCTGTCGAAGTTTATTGGGAACTAGCCAAAGATGAGGCACAGCCTGACTTTAAGAAGCACACACGCGGCTACCTGCTACACCAGACTGAGCCTGTCGGTCCGATGACCGAAGAACAGGCGATTGAATATCTGATTATGAAAGATTGCCCACAATCCGTATGGAAATCGTGGGATGAGGGCAACCGCCCGAAGATGGTAATCTGCAAGAAGTCGCAGTTACCGGGAACTCGTGAGTGGAGAAACGCTTGGCGTATCTCTGACGACTTAGACCTAGCAGCATAAGGAGTAAATTATGCCAACAACTTACATCGTAGACAAGGACGGGAACCAGATTGACGCTTCCACGGCTACCGTTCCATCTGACCGTCACTTTCGTGGTGCATGGTCTATTAGCGGAAGCGTAATCTCTGAGGACTTGACAAAGGCCAAAGAAATCTTCAAGGACAAAATCCGTGAAGTACGTGGTCCTCTGCTTGAGGCAGAAGACGTGGTGTACATGAAGGCACTTGAAGCTGGTGATACAGATGCACAGGCTGCATCAGTTACTAAGAAGAATAACCTTCGCAATGCCCCAGCAGCATCTGCTATTTCATCTGCATCTGATATTGCAGCACTGAAAGCAGCTTGGGATACAGGCGTACTTGGCGACAGCCCTTACGCATAAGGAGATAAATCGTGGCACTGACACAAGTAATAGGCGCAGGTATTGGTGCTGGTAATACTGTTACTGGTGAAGGCAGTGCCACGACATCCTTGCAGCAGGGGCTGTGTAAGTGCTGGGGTCACTTCGAGGGGTCTGATACCACGCTAGATGATAGCCTTAATACAACAAGCATTACAGATAATGGTTTAGGAAATTATACTGTAACCATAGCTAACGACATGAGCAATGCAAACTATTCACTGTCTATTGGGGCGGATTGGGATGTTGTTTCGAGTAGCACCTGTCATGGCTCATCTAACACTGTGGCAACAGGAAGTTTTATAATTCGCATAAGAAATGGCGGCTCACATGCTGATAAAGACAACGTGACCTACAATGTTGCAGGAGACCTTGCATAATGGCATATATAGGTAAATCACCAGACAAAGGTGTCCGCAATAGGTTTATCTACCAAGCTACTGCTGGTCAGACTAGCTTTAGTGGTAGTGACAGTGACGCAAAAACATTGACCTATGTTGATAGCCTGTATATGGATGTGTACCAGAACGGTGTTCTCTTGAAGCCGGGTACAGACTACACAGCTACGACAGGCACTAGCGTTGTGCTTGTAACTAGTGCGTCACTGAATGACGTAGTTGAGATGGTTGTGTATGACACGTTTGGTGTAGCCAACACATACACTAAGACAGAGAGTGACAACCGCTATCCGTTCAAGGGTAATGACAGCATCATCCGCCTCAACGGCCAGACCATCGACGCAGACATCACTATCGACAGTGACGAGAATGGTGTGTCGGCTGGGCCG